GACCCCCTCACGGGGGTCCTCTGAGGACAAGGTCCTCATCATCTAGATGTTCCAATTCTAGATGGGCCTAGTGTACTAACTAACGGAGGAGATGCGGAGTATGTTAAATCCTAATGACGCCGAGGGTAGAGATACCCGAGGTTTACCAGAAGGATATGATCCTCAGAAGTTTTATGAGTATCGTACTTCGCAAATCATAGCATCTGCATCTGGAGTAGAGCTGTTCGTCTACCGGTTGATGCCCTTTAACTTGATAAAGTCGTTGGTTTTCGCCATCGATCCTTTTTCAAGATTCAGAACATCCCCGGCCAAAGTAACGCCAGCTAATCGGAAACGTTTTAGAGCCACTGATAGTGTTTTAAATATCAGGGCCGTTAAAGACGTCATCCACAATACGTCGTACTCGAGTCTCTCCAATTGGAGAAATATCCCGGGTAACGTCGGACCTGTGGCCGATAATCCTCCTTTCCACCACGAATCTGGGTTTGAACAACCTAGACAAGAGGTTTTCGGGGATTATACTCTGGACACGACCAAGAAGAGTCGTCTGAAAGATTCGAACATTGGTGAACTCGAACTTCTTAAGAGTTCTATCAATAGTCCGCCTCGATCAGTACGCACTACTTCAACGTCGCGTTCTACCTTTACGTTGAATTCGCCTCCCAATGATTTTCAAACGATCAGTGGGGGGACGGATTCTAGAACTTATACGTATCTAGGTAATGCAGGTCGTCTCAGTAAGTCAGTCTTTGATAACCGCATTGCGTCAGAGAAAGTATACCTGTCTCAGCTAATGTCAGATAACATCTTGAAGATGGTAACTGGCACTATGCCGATTAACAGGAACTACACCCTCTTTCGTAATGTGGTGGAGCTTCGAGACTTCCGCCGCGGTATCTTACAATTGCAAGAAACCATGCGGAACCTTGGCACTCTAGAGAAGGCCCTTAAGGTTCCTAGCCATCGTATCAGTAAGATACGAGCGCTTAAGACTTCCTTACGTGATATTCCAAAAGAATACGTTGGATATCACTTTGGTTGGGCCCAAACTTATCGAGACGTGACTGCTTTGATGTTGGCCCCGGATAAGATCACCAAACAGATAAACTGGTTGATGTCTCGTAACGGGAAAGACACAACGTATAGGACCAAAAGGGATTTCCCTTCGGCCCTTACGGGGATCTCCGGCTTTGACTATGACAACTTATCAGGAGAGTATGCCCTCTCAATCGAGTCGAAACTCGAGCGAGAGACGCAGTTGCGTTTAGTAATAAACGCGAACTACCGATTCCCTGATGTAGATTTGCCTAACTTCAAAAAACATCTCTTTCGAGAGAAGTTAGGAATCTATCCCTCGGTCACGGACATTTATAATCTTGTTCCGTGGACGTGGCTCCTTGATTGGTTTACGGGCGTGGGTAATTATGTCGAGATTATCGACAATCTTAACCATGATCCGACACTAATCAACTGGGGTATGCTTACCGGTGTTATCAAAGGTAAGCTTACGACAGATTTCAAGTCAAAGTCCGACAATTGGTCACGTGTATACGTAAACAACGTACAGGTGTCAGAATCGCAGAATACGATTCAAAACGCCCACACGTCAACTTGCGAATACACCTTGCAATTACGCAAGGACGTGTCCAACTTGCCAAATGTACACTCGACATCTGATATATCGTCTATGACGGCGTATCAGGCGTCAATACTTGGTGGAATTATTTCTCAGTCCACCAAGCATAGGTTACATTTTTAGTCGGATCCAAGGAATCATTCCTTGGACGACACCATCATATACTAGGAGACGTCTTATGCTTCCCGATCCAGTAACCGTAGCGGCCGCGAGTCCGACCCCCCAGCTTGTTTTTACTATAATCAAGCAGGATGGGTATGGCTCGGAGCGGTATGACACTGGTAACAACGGGTATTCCGTAGTTATCAATCATTCCAAAAGTGCAGCGAAAGGGAACCGGCACTATGTACAAATGCTTCGTACTGTGCAGGCTACTGATCCAATCACTGGCCAGACGCGAAACCAAGTTTGTTCCGTGTCTCTCTCTATTGCAAGGCCCGCTTTCGGGTTTTCTGATGCCGACGTTGTCGCGCTTCGGAAAGCTCTTACGGATTTTCTTGACGATAGTGAGGTTACCACGGCGAAACTGATTCAGTTCCAGAGTTAGTAAGATGAAACATGTGGAAGAACTTGTTCGTACTTCTACTGCTTCACTTTACTACTCTGATCTTTGCATCAGCTTCGCTATTCGCTTTATCCTATATTCTAGTATCCTTGTGGTTACAGGGATAATGGTTGCAGGATGTTCGCGAGTAGATGAAGGGGGAAACCCCTTCTCCCGTGACAATAGCGTTTCCGCTATCGATCGGACAGCTAAGACTCAGAATGATCCACCTCAAGGAGGGGATTATGAAAAGTCTGACTGTGCTCCTCGAAAGCCTTCTGGATGATTTCAGGAGGTTGGAACCTGGTACACTAGGCCTTGATCGTGATATTCGTACGATCAAGCGTCGGTTCAAAGAAGAAGGATACGGTTTCTTCACCGTAGCTCTTCCCAACTTGGGGAAGGCCCTAGAACAGGGCTTATCCACAGGTCGGTTCACCTGCCCAAAGGGATTTGCAAAGATCCCTAGGGGAGCAATCCCCCGATTATTCGGAGGTATGTTCTGTGAAGTTTTTGAACCTGAAACAGGTCTCTTGCTACAAGATGCCCTTAATACTGGGGCACTTAAGAACCTTCGTCAGGTTCTTATCTTGTGCAAGAAAATGACTCTCGATGAGGCATCTGACGTTCTGTTAGATGCCAAAGCGAAAAAGTCATTTTATTCGACGGATGAGGTAGCCAGCCGGGTAGAGATACCCGACAGGATACTTTATTTGTTGGAGCGTGTGAGTCGTTGCGTACTCCCAAACCTCGATTCAGAGGATTTGGGTATGGCTAACTACAAACACGGACCTGGCGCAGTCGTCGAAGGATTAAGCTCAAACCAGAAGTGGTCCGGGCTATTCAAAGGAGTGTTGAATGATTCCTTTGATCTTGGTAGGTTCGGCTATGACCTCTTTGCGATTGACCTCAAGGATGTATCCGAGAGGGTCGTAAAGGCTCTTAGTCGTCTCGACCAAACTACCTTCGAAGACACGGCTACTAGAAGCATCGCTAGACTAATCTCCGTGCCGAAGAATTCCACAGCACGGAGAACAATTACTATTGAGCCACTGCTGAAACAATTTTGTCAGCAAGGACTCAATACCGTACTTCGTTCAAACATTGAGCGATGTAAGGTACTCAGTAACTGTCTAGCTTTAACCGACCAGAGCAAGAATCAACAACTTGCTATGGAAGGCTCCCTACTCGACAACTGGGCAACCATCGACCTTAAGTCAGCGTCAGACTTGATGAGCCAAAAGCTCGTTAAGGCTGTCTTTGACTCCAAGGAGACTTTTTATAGTCTAATGATGGAGTGTCGTTCTAGTCATGTTCAAACGAAAGAAATGACGTTTGAACTGGCTAAATTTGCCGGGATGGGTAATGCTTTGACTTTTCCGGTTCAGAGTGTCGTATTTGCCGTCATAGGCATATGCGCTATTCTGGACGTGGAAGGACGAAGTCCTTCTTACGGAGCTATCAAAGCAGCTTCTAGGCGTATTCGGGTATATGGTGATGATATCATCATTCGCTCGAAATACGCTACTCAGGTAGTATTCTGGCTGGAACAGTGTGGACTTAAAGTCAACACTGATAAGAGCTTCCTTGGCGGATATTTCAAGGAAAGCTGCGGTGTAGATGCATTTAGAGGCGTCGATGTGACCCCTCTGTATCTGCGACACCGTCCAGACAATGCTTCCCTCGAGCCTAGTTCTTTGCAGAGTCTTGTAGAGTTCTCCAACCACATGTGGCTGAATTGCTATTACAAGACTGCTGAGTGCGTTCGGGCTGAAGTGGAAGAGAGATTGAAGACCTCTCTACCACTAGTTACTCGAACATCACATGGACTAGGGTGGCATACACGTCCAAATTACTCGGAACCACAGAAGTGGAACCGATTTTTGCATAGGCCTGAGACTTCGACCTATGTACTTGAACCGCTGAAAAGGCGGGACAGGTTAGACGGTTATGCCGCACTTCTCAAGTTCTTTCACGTTCCCTTGTTAGGGCGCGCCAAAGATCACTTAGAGAAGTCAGCCATCCGGTTTAAACTCCGGATTCGACGGAAGTGGGTGCCGGCCTAACCAGGCCGGTTAAATCCTGAACATCGTTCAGGTCAGAGACTGCGCTGGGAAATTTCTTACCCTGGGGGTGGTAA